GGTCGCTTGTATCGTCCTGCGCCTCGTTGGCGACGACCACGTTTCTGCCCTGCCGGGCGAGCAGGACGCGGAACCATTCGAACCCGACACGGGTCAACCGGTCCTTGTGTTCCACGACCAAGGTGCCCCATTCGTCGGATTCCAGCAGGCGCGTGAGCTTGACCCTATGGTCGTTGACGCCGGAACCGACTTCCTTGACGACCTTGACGACCCGGTACCCGGCGGCATTGGCGAATGCGGCCATGCGCTCGGCCTGACGCTCCAAGTCCTCTTTCTGCCGGTTCGTGGACACGCGCGCATACACGGCCGCGTTCCTCAGGTTCTCGACCTTCGGGTCCGGCACGACCACGTGCCCCGTCCCGTCCAAGTATGCGCCGGGAATACGCCCCTTCTTCCACCGCAGGTACGCACCCTTGTAGGTGATACCCTCATTGCGCGCATACTGGGATAATTTCATGGTACCCAGTATACCATAAATAGGTCAGAACATGATAGAATCAGAAAATAGTTACAACACGTCATCATGCTGAATCAGGTCCCACAGGTCCGTATTATCAAAAATCTTGTTTTCCATTTGTGTCATCTCCTAGATGTTGGACTGCGTTGCAGTCGAATTTCTGCTGACACCAATAGTTTAACACAAACGTGAAACTGTTGGTGTCGGCGTGTCGATAAAATCAGCGAGTCAGCCGGAACACAACGGGAACAAAATCATACCCGCCCTTTGCCGTCTCATGCACCCGCCACACGGCAGACCCCGCGTCAAACAAGTACAAGTACTCAATGTCGCCGTCGGCGCAGTTAAAATCAACGTACTCGCCACGCCCCTCAACCTCATCGGCCGGGACATCGTCGTCGCGCCACCCCTTGTAAGACAAGCACTTGGCGCTCAGCTCCTCCTCAGTCATCTCACGGCCGAAAGCGTCATACTCCTCCCGCGTAAACGACACAGGTTCGCGGCCCAGAGAGCTCAGCGCCCCCAGCTTCATGACCGCCTCAACGCGCTCAACCGTCTTGTAATTTTCCACCAGGATACGGCCCACCCCTTCCGGGTAGCCGTCATTATGACAGTAGACGCTCCTAATGGTCCCGTCAGCGTACTCGATACCGATCATACAGCGCGTGCTCATAACAATCTCCCTAAACCTGCACGATTATTTTTCCCGGCAGCCCGCCGGAGGGGGAGTGGCTACTATCGCCGCCAACTCACGGCCGAAAACCTAGTCGGCAGTAAACCAACCGTCCTCACGGTAGGAACAAAAAGCCCTAGCCGACGCCGAAGCCGCCATGAACTCAGTCAACCCGGCAAAACTCTCCACGCGCCAACCAAACGAATCATGTTTCGCCAGCACATCGGAAACCGACATGCCGTTAACCTGCCGAACCGTGCGGAACAAACGGAACATGAAAGCGATAAAACATGATGGCGTTTCATTCACCACGTCCAGCCGAAGCGCATCCACGCGGCCATCGGCACGAACCAAGCCCAACAACACCGTTTCAACCACCCCGTAGTTTCCACGCGTCCGACACGAGGGGTCCCGCTCTATGCGGCTCCATGCCACATGTGCCTCATGCCCCTCGGCCATGACCTCGCGGGAGGTCTCGCGCCAGTGAGCACGGGGAGTGTGTCGGTTGCTGGTGATGGCTACGACTGTAGACATTTTTTGATCCTCCAGTTTGCACGTCAGCCCCCATGCTGATACACTGAGAGGGCTGACAAAATGGGTAAATTTTCGAAGCACCATCCCCCAGAGGCTGCAACCTCTGGGGGAATTTTGTAGGAGATGGCATCCGCCCGAGTGGGCGGGAAAAATCGGGGATGCCATGAGCGTACCACACCACGACGCGGTGGGCGTGACTCCGGCGTGTCGTCCCCATTTTCGTGCGCCAGTGGCACTACGACGTGCCCAGGGCTCAACCCTCTAGCGCCGACGACTGTGGCTAGTCGTCTAGTAGCCGTCGTAGGTCTCTCACGTGCAGGGCGTCGGCTAGTCGTATCGCTGTATCTAGACTCATGTTGCGCGGGTCTCGCGCTCCGCGTTCCCAGTCGGCTATGCGCACGTGAGACACGTCGCACCGATTAGCTAGCTCCCGTTGTGTGAGGCCGCGTGCGGCCCGTAAATCCTTCAGACTCATGATGGCCTCCGTCCCGTGTAGGTCTAGTTTAGCCGAGTCTGAGAGTCAGCGGACGCCGCTCGCATATCCATGAGTCTCACCATGGGCGCCGCCGCGTATCTGTATCGGGGTTTCACTCTTCAATTCTCAAGCGTCCCAAGCGTTTCGTGCTTGATGGCTATCACTATACAGGCTACCCAGCTGGTTAGCAAGCGTACGGCGTGTCGCGTTGAAAATAAAGGGATTCCATGCGGTCGCGCCAACACGGCACATGCATGTCCAGGGCCGCGGCACCGAAACATGAGCCGACGCGGCGCAGGGTTGCGCACGGCAGCCGTATGGTGTACACGCGCGCGGCCGCGTCACGCGCGGCCGCGTCGCACGGCCGCATCACACGCACGCGCGGCCACGCCGCACACCCAGGACGCCGACGACGGGACCAACCCGAGGCAGGGGAGGGTACCCCCGGGGTCAAAGGAAGGCCGCAGGGGTGTCTGGTTCTGCCCGTGAATGTGGTCCGGGACTTTTTGAAATTGCCGTAACAGAGTGCTTGGAATCGTTGGTATTTCAACGTTTTGCTGCAACGCTGAGTGCAACGCGGGGTGCAACACTCGGTGCAACAGCGGGTGCAACGCTTGCTGCAACACGGTTGGTGTGTAAGATACCTTGTAGGTATCGTGCAGCGTGGCACGCCAACTGATTATTTTCGTACCCAATACCCGAGTGCTCCAGGAGCTGATGCGTCATGGCCGTTGATCGTACCGAGCAGATTGTGACCGTGAGCGTGAAGTTCTGTGCGGGTAACCGTGAGGAGCCGCTTGGTGAGGTCGAGGTCCCGTTTCCGTTTCGGCTGGGACCAGTGACTAAGGGTGCCGACGCGAACGATACCGCATATGTTCCGTTGATTCCTGATTCGGAGGGTTTTCGTGCTCGTTTGGTGCGTGCGTTGGAGGCTTTCAGTGCAGTGTTCAATGGGTAGGTTTGGCTGCGCGTAGGGGCGTGCGTGGTCGGCGGTTTCTTTTTCCTTTTCCTTCCGCTAACATGGTCCTCGTCGTGGCTGTGAGGCCACGGTTGCTCTGGTAGCCCAATGGGTAGAGGCGACGCACTCAAAATGCGTTCAGTGCGGGTTCAAGTCCCGCCCGGAGTACTTACCGGCGCGTAGCCCTGCCACATTCAGGGCTTGCTTATAAGGCGTGCCGGAGCTGGTGGTGTAGTGGCAGCACGCCAACCTCTGTGGTTGGAGGGACGGGTTCGATTCCCGAACAGTTCACAGGGAGGCTCCCGGATGCCGCTTGCAACGGTGGGAGTGCCGCGTGGGGTTTTGCAAGGCCCGCGATGTGACTCGTCCGTCAGCCCTTGGTTGGGTGACAATTCCCTCGGCGGCGAATGGAAGGTACGGTCTGGCGTTTCGGCGTCGCAAGATCAAACGAGAGGGTTCCATCCTGCGGGATGGATAAGGCAGCATCCGGTTCGTTGCTGCCGTTTGCGTTGGTGGTGCAGTGGTAGCACGACAGTCTCCAAAACTGTAGACGGAGGTTCGATTCCTCCTCAACGTGCTGGGTGATGCGATGTACGGTCACTAGGCGCTCTGAGTGCGTTGATGACTGAAAACCATAAGAGAATCGGGTTTGACTGTTTTCCGTGTCGCCTTATTACGTGTGAGGGGTGCGCCTGATGCCTTGGTCTTCATCGAATCGTAAGAAGCGGTTTAATAAGGGTTGGGTGAAGACCCGGGCGAAGATTCTGGAGCGTGACCATCATATGTGCCAGTGGCCGGTGTCCGATGAGAACGGGTTCCCGGCTGGCGTGTGTGGCGCTCCGGCGAATGAGGTGGACCATATCGTGCATAACATGGTGCGGGATGACGATGACCCGCATAATCTGCGTGCCTTGTGTCATTACCATCATGTGCAGAAGACTGCTGCCGAGTCGGCGGAAGGCCGTGTGAAGGCTTCGCGGAGGAGGAATGCTGCCAAGTTCTATGAGCATCCCGCTTTCCGATGAGTTGCAGTGTGGATGGGTGCAGCCGTGACGTGTGTGCTTCCGGCTTGTGTAGGAAGCATTATGACATGGTGCGCTATCACGGGAAGATCGTGAGGCCGGTGCAGCGTAAGAAGCTGTGTTTTGTGTGCGGCACGTGGATGGATGTGGGCGACAGGCCTAAGGATTTTTGTTCCGCCCGGTGTCGCATGCGATATATGCGTTTGCGGCGTCGTGGTGGCGTGTTGCCTACTCGTGGCCGGAACAGGGTGATTTCTTCTGACGACGTGTTTGACCGGGTGCCGGAGGAGCCGGTGCCGATGGTGGAGAAGTTCACGAATCGGGATGTGTGGGCTGCGTCGAATGGTTTCTGTGTTGAGTGTGGCGGTGAGGTTGCCGAGGGTGACGTGATTGGGTCTGGCTGGCTGTTGCCTTTGGAGGCTGGCGGCTTGCCGGTGTTGGCTAATCGTGTGCTGTTGCATCCGGGGTGTCGGGCTAAGTGGGAAGCGAGGTCTCCGATTGGCAGGTCAAGGAAGGCGCGCAAGCAAGGTCACGGGTGAGACACTGAAGTGGGATGGGATTGTTCGAGGTCCGGAGTTTCCGGCGTTGAGGCCGGATGGTAAGGAGTGGTTGACGTCGTGGGGGCCGGAAGAATACTATGAGCGGATTCGTAGGAGCCCCCAGGCGTTGAAGTTGGGGACTGATCTTGACTGGGATAGTGTGCTTGATTTGGTTTTTTGCAAGGACCAGTTGTATCGCAGGTTTAGTGTTCAGTTGGCTGCGGAGGTTAGGGCTCGGGAGAATGCGCTGGGTGTGGGCCCGTTGGCGCGGCATGCGTTGAAGTGGGATACGCCGGACCCGGACCAGATGGCTGCGGGTGGTGGTGCTGTGGTGAATGATGTGAATGCTGAGCATTTGGTGGATTTGAGGGGTGCGATTCTCGGATAGGGGATGATTGCGGGGTGATGGGTTGTGCATGATGTCATCCCGCAGTTGTCTCGTGAGCAGAAGGCCCGTTCTATGGGCTGGTTTGCGGTGTGGTGGATTGAGTCGTTTTGTGTGATTGGTTCGCCGCCTGTTGAGACTGAGCCGATGGTGTTTACGCCGGAGTATGCCGAGTTCCTGGTGAATTGTTACGCATTGGACCGGCATGGGCGGCGTCTGTTTGATCGTGTGTTTTTGAGTCGGCCGAAGGGTTCCAACAAGAGTGGTTTGGCGGGGCTGATTGCGTTGTTTGAGTCGTTGGCGCCGTGCCGGTTTGACCATTGGGCTGAGGCTGGGGAGTCGTACATGTTTCTTGGCCGCACGTACCGTTACCAAGCGGGTGAGCCGGTTGGGCGCCTGATTCAAGGCTCCAGGGTTGCTCTTGCTGCTAACAGTGAGGACCAGACGGGCAACGTGTACGACGTGATCTACGTGAATTGTACGGATGGGCCTCTTGCGCAGTTGCGTGGCGTGGGCATGGATGTGGGGCAGACCCGTATCATCCTGCCCGAGGAGTGTGGCGGCGGTGAAATTCGGCCTGCCACGTCGGGGGCGGCGTCGCGTGATGGTGGTTTGCAGACGTGGATTGAGTTGGACGAGTCCCACCTGTTCCAGGGGCGTGCGAAGGGTATGGCCCGCACTCTGATTCGTAACGGGTCGAAGCGTAAGCGTGACGCTGAGCCGTGGGTGTTGGAGACGACGACCATGTATCAGCCGGGTTTGAACTCTTTGGCTGAGGACACGTACCGGACGGCGTGGAGTATTGCCGAGGGCAAGACGAAGCATGACCAGCGTACTTTGTTCGATCATCGTTATGCGGTGTTGAGCGTGGATGATATTGCGGACGAGAAGAAGCTGACTCATGCGCTCATGGAGTCGCATGGGTCGGTGGCGTTGTCCAAGGATGGGAAGGACCATCTGATTCTTCCTGACGGTCGGATTACGACGGTGGTTCCCGGTACCGGCCGCGACGAGTATGGTAATTCGTTGGCGACGCCGGGGGTGGAGCCGGGCCCGTCGAAGTACGGGTGGGTGGATTTGGATGGTCCGAAGAACCTGATTCTCAACGCGGGCACTGACCCTGCTGAGGCTATCCGCTACTATTTGAACTCGCTTACGAGTGCGGCGGATGCGTGGGTTCCCGAGTCTGACATTCAAACGCACCTGTTTGGCCGTGAACTGTATGACCAGGCGGCGGACGCGCGTGCGGTGATGGACGTGTGGAAGCAGGTCATCAAACCGGACGAGGAGATTACGCTTGGGTTCGATGGTTCCGTGTCGGATGATTCGACCGCGCTGGTGGGGTGCCGTGTCCGTGACGGCTTGCTGTTCCTGGTGAAGCTGTTGGCGAAACCGGATGGTGCGGAGAATGCGCATTGGACGGTGGACCGTGATGCGTTCGATGGTGCCGTCCGGTACATGATGGAGCACTACAACGTGGTTGGCATGTTCGCTGATACCGCGTTCTGGGAGCCGTACATTGCCGCTTGGGAACAGGATTATGAGGGTCAGCTGCGGGTGTCTCCGCGTGGCAACCGTGGCAAGATTCGGTTCCCGATGAACGGGTTCCAACGGGACGTGTACGACACTTTGGTCACGATGGAAACGAACTTCAAATATGAGTGGAAGCCCGTTGCCCGTCATGCCGAACCGATACGGCAGCAGATAGCGCTCCTTGCTGACCCTCGTCTCGTGGACCATTTTCGTAATGCTCGACGCCGTGAGAAACGGTTCGGCTACCTGGTGTTCAAGGAAACACCGAACTCGCCGAACAAGATCGATGCGATGATGGCTGGCCTGTTGGCATACGCGGCCAGGAACAAGTATCTGGCGGATGGCGAGGAAGAGGAAGTCCTGTACCGGCCCATTCGCGTGTACGGGTAATCGGAGGTGGCTTGGATGGCTGATTTCAATAACATCATTTCCGGCGCTGCCGATGATGATATGGACGCCTACTGGATTAGTGTTCTTGCACAGCGTCTGGTGGACCGTATTCCTCAATTGTGTAAGCTGCGTACGTTCTACGATGGTCAGGAAATTATTCCCACCAGCATGATTCCTGACGGTACGAGCGATAACAGCACCGTGATCTATGAGCGGTTCCGTGAAATGGGTGCCGTGAATTATGCGCGTATTATCGTGAACTCGATTAGTTCCCGTCAGAAGCCTATTGGCTTCCGTATGGTCGGGGAGAACTCTGCGCGCAATACGGATGCGGATACCGCTTGGTTCGATAATCGCATGGACTTGAAGGCGCGGCAGATGATGCATGATGTCGCCCTGTATGGGTCCGGATACCTGATGGTGACAGATAGTATTGCCCCTAATCGTGTTGATGTATTGTCACCTTGGACTACGGCAGTTTCAGATGATGGAGATTCTGCTGTTATCTATTCCTATGATGCCTTCAACGGCGTAGAACAGTTTTCTTTGTACCGGGCAGAACGGGATGATGATGGCACCGTGTCGAACATACAGGTTCGACATGCAACACGTGCTACGAATGGGCGTAGCATCATGTCGGAGAGCGATTCAACCGAAATCTATAAATTGTGTAATGACCCACAAGCTACTATACCTACAATTCCCACTGATTTTTCATGGGATAGCGAGGGCGACGGCAAGGATACAGATTTTGCAAAAAACTGCAATTCTATTCCTGTTGTACGTGTTGGCTCTGGTGATGGTATGGGCCAGTTTGAGCCGCATCTTCGTATCCTCATGTCGTTGGATCAGGAACGGTTCGACCGTTTCTGCGTGCAGGTGATGCAGGCGTTCCGTCAGCGTGCGGTCAAGGGCAAGATTCCAACCGTGTACGTGGACGGTGACCCTGAAGTCGTCGCCGGTACCAAGAAGGTTGGCGACCATATCGACTATTCAGACACGTTCTCTCTTGGCCCCGGCATGTTGTGGACGCTGCCGGAGGGAGCTGAGATTTGGGAAAGCGCGGTCACTGACATTACGCCATGGGTGACTGCCGCGACGAACGATGTCAAGCAGTTGGCGGCGGCTACTGGGTTGCCGTTGGACATTCTCAGCCCGGATGTGCAGGGTTCCGCTTCTGGTGCGGATTTGAAGCGTGAAGGCCTGATTTTCAACGTTACTGATTTGAATGCCAGGGCGAACGACGGGTTTGTTCTTGCCATGCGCATGGCGATGGTTGCGAATGGTGACAGTTCTGCGGTAGACCAGCGTTTTGAGACGGTTTGGGCGCCTATCATGCATGATTCTGATTTGAACACGGCTCAGGCGGCGAACTATGTGCAGGAGATTCTTCCTGCGAAGACGATCATGCGTAAGTATCTGCATATGACGGAGACGGAGATTGCCGAGGCGATGCAGGATATGAACGATGCTTCGTTCACGGCACAGGTCACCACGAACCAGGCACAGGCTGAGTCGCAGTCTACTGGGTTCGATGAGTCGGCTTCTACTGGGGATAATGCGGTTCTGGTTGACGTGGAGGAGTAGCCATGACACCTTCCTCTGATTCGTTGCAGGATGCGTACCAGTCCCAACGGGACCAGTTGACGAAATCTTTCGTGAAGCAGTCGTGGGATGTGTGGAAGACCTTGACTCCGGCTGACTGGTGGAATGGTGCCGTCACGATCGGTGTCAGCGCGAAACTTGCCCCGGCATATGAGAGCTTCATCGAGGCGGCCCGTCGTTTGGGTGTGAGTTATGCGGATTCGGTGTTGCAAAACGCTGGCATGTCTCCTGGCGGTGAACCGTTGGATGGGTTCATTGTGACTCGTGCGAATACGACTCCGCTGGAGGTGTTGGAGCGGCCCGCATTGGCGTATCGTCATGCGGCTGTGCAGATGCCGCAGTTGCGTCCGGTGTCGTGGGATGAACTGTCTGGTACTGATTTGGCTACGGTTGCTTCGTGGCTTCAATCTGGTTTGGACCGTTTGCGGACGATTGCCACTACCGACATGACGTTGGCGAGTAATGCTGCCGCTACGGAGCGATGGGCGCGTAGTGGCGTGAATGATTACATTCGAGTCCCCCACCCTGAACTGTCTGATACTGGTACGTGTGGCCTGTGTATTGCTGCGGCTACCCGCATTTACCATACGCGCGATCTGATGCCGTTGCATTCCAACTGCAAGTGTGGTGTCACGGTCTTGACCAATGACAATGACCCGGAACGCAATAAGAATGCGTATCGGCAATTGCTGGACAGTCTGTATGAGGATGCTGGCGGCAAGACGAACCTTGACCTTATGTCAATTAAGGTCCAAACCGTCACGAACAGTGAAATCGGGCCGGTTCTTACGGCCGAGGGTGCCGCATATAGCACTGGAGACGGCACGTATAGCACTCCCGACTTGGCGATGACCAACAGTCAGATGAAACGTATCCTGTCGCACTATCGGAAGATGGCGGACGCTTACAAGCGTATCCTTGCCGACCATTCCGCCCGCGTGGAAGTGCAACTCGACCATAGGAAGTATGAACTGCATTACGACTACCACGTAAGACAGGCGCTGAACTGGTACGAGTCCTACATTCGTTTGCTCACCAATCGTTTCTCGTTGGCGAGTTGACAAAACACAAACATATTGATCCTGAAGAGGAGATGATTATGGACGAGGAAAACACCAAGACCGAGCCTGATATGGGCAACGTTGAGGAGACTACCGAGTCGAAGGCCACGCCGGATAACGGCATGGACGAGCTGGCTCACTGGAAAGCCATGGCGCGCAAGCACGAGGACCGTGCAAAAGCGAGCTACAAGGACTTGCAGGACGCCAACAAGCAGCTGGAAGCGGCCAACGAGAAGAACACTGAGTTGCAGTCTTCGCTGGACGCTGCCAACATGACCATTGCCCGCATGGAAATCAAGCAGGAACACCCCCAGATTACCGACGACATGATTCAGAAGCTGGCGCCAACAGGTTTGAACGCTGAACAGCTTAAAGAATGGGCCAAGACTGCCGCAGGGTTCTTCCCTTCCTCGAATCCGGAGGAAACTCCTACGAATGAGACGGAAGAGCCACAACCTCCTAAGAAGGCTCCTTCCCTTTCCGACGTTGCTCGCGCCTCTCACAACATGGAAGGTCGCTATATCGGCGCGGGGGGTACTGCTGAGGATGGCGAAAAGCTGGCTGCTCAGTATCTTGCGAAGTTCCGGCGTAATCTCCAGCGCAATGGTGACGACAAGTAATTTTCTAGGAAGGAATGACACATGGTGAACATGGTCAAGGATCGCGGCACTATTCGTGTCGAGGACGATCAGTCGTGGCGTTTCGGTGAGCAGCCTGCTGGTTTTACCAGTGTGGTGCTTGACCTGACCACGTTTGAGAACGCGACGGATGAGTTGAAGAAGAAGTACCTGACTGGTGTTGGCGAGACGAATACCGCCTACATTCGTTCCGGTATTCCGCTGGCTCGTATCACGTCCGGCGATAATGCGGGCAAGTTCGGCCCGTATGACCCGAAGGCGACCGATGGCCGTAATGGTCGTATCGATGGTCTCCTGGAGTCCAATGTCGAGGTGACTGTTGGTTTCAACGGTTGGGACGCGGAGATCGAAACGGTCGGTATGCGTTACCGTGGCGACATCATTGTCGCCAATCTGCCCATTGAGGTTGGTTCGGATGCTACTTGGGGCGGTGACTTCATGGCTGTTGACCCTGAAACCGGTGTCACGTCCAAGCTTGGTGCCGCTGCTGCCACGAAGGCGTCTGACTGACGTTTTTCGAGTTCTTAAGGATTCTTATACCCGCCTTTTTGGCGGGTTTTTGTTTGAAGGAAGGTGTAGGGCATGAGTGCTCTTGAAACTACCATCATGACCCCGGCTGAAGCTTCGGCCATGGTGGATAATGTGTTCAAGTCCGTGAACAGTGCTTTGCCGTTCTCCAGCGTGTTCCCGTTGGTAGACAATGATGGCAAGGAAAACGTGACCTGGACCCCGAACCAGCCTCTTGAGCTGGTGGACATGGTTGATTTCCGTGGCTGGGATGCCGAGGTCGGCTACGGTAAGTCCGTTAGTCAGACTGGTGAGAAGCTGGCGCCCCTGATGCCGTTGGGTAAGCGCATGCACGTGTCTGAGCGTGACATCATCGGTCACGTGAACGATAAGTCGTGGCTGCGTGAACGCTTCTCCGACTATTTCGGCAGGCTCGCCACTGAGGTTGCCGTCCGTATGGAGATGCTGCGCGTTTCCGCATTGGTCAACGCCAAGTTCGATGTGAATATCAACGGTCAGAAGGTTCCCTATGATTTCGGCCGTGACGCTACTTTGAGTGGTGTCAAGCCTACGAAGAACTGGGGTACCAAGACTTCTACCCCGGTGGATGATATCAAGGCTTGGCGTAACCTCCTGGTTGCCGTCAACGGTGTGCTTCCCGAGGCGGTCATCACCACTCGCAAGGTGATGGATACTCTCGCCACGAACGCGCAGATCATCCAGTTGGCTACCAAGACCAACGAGACGACCATGCCGACCATGGTGTCCGACAATGATGTGCGTAACGTGCTGGAATCCTACTGCGGTTTGACTGAGATTCGTCTGATTGACGAGGCTTACAAGTCGTTCCAGACTACTTATGCCATGCGTCTGCCGTCGTTCGTGAATACGCTGCTGCCTGAGGGAACATTCCTGATGTTCTCCAGCTTCAACGATTCCGCGCTTGGCGCCACGTTCGTTGGTCCGACCGGCGAGGCTGAGAGCGCCGAGTACGGTTTGAACAAGTCCGTGAACACGGGTCTTGTGGGTGCTGTCCTGTCTGATACTGCGCCGTTGCGTTATGACACCTACATTACCGGTACCATGATGCCGATTCTGGTGCAGTCCAACAACACGTTCCAGGCTTCCGTCTTGGGCTAGTAGGACGGTGGGCTGATGGCTGGTTTCAATCCTGAACAGGAGGACTGGCTGGAGCACATGCGCCTGTACGCTGGCAACACTCGTGAAGTGTTCGATAATCGGTTGGATGACAAGTGGATTAAGGGGCATTGCCTGACTGCGTGCGATATCGCGTTCCAGGAGTGCCCTTCCGCTGAGGTTTTCCTTGAGTCCGGCAAGCTTCCCAAGAGGGTGTTTTGCTATGTGGTGTGCTGCATGGTGCTACGTGTGGCACGTTGGACACGGGTCAAAACCGAGTCGAATGGTGCGTTCCAACGCACTGACCAGACGATGGAGACGAATCAGCCGGGTTGGGAGATCAGCCCGGATTTGATGGTGACTTCCAAGGAGCGCTCTTTGCTGAACTGTGAACCGAAGGGGCGTAGCGCGTTCGGGTCGGTCAGCATGGGGTTGAATCGTGTCTACGGAATGTAGGTGATGGTTCATGGCGTTCCTGTTCGATGATGAGCCGAAGGAAGAGAAACCATCGTACCTGTATGACAATGAACCGTTCGAGAAGCCGCAGACCATCCTTTACGGGGATAAGGTGATTGTGGTTCCTCGCACGATTCATAGGACCGCTCATGGTGTGGAGTACAAGGGCGATGAGGCGTTCTGGTGCTGGTGTTCCATTGAGGGCCGTGAGCAGCAGGCGGGCATGTTCTCTATTTCCGGTTCCGAAGATAAGTCTCCGCAGACTTCTGGTGGTTTGCGTGAGGTCACGGTCAAGCAGATATTGGCGCCTGAGTGGCATGCCGATATTCATGCCGTGGTCTGGTATGACGGTGACATGTACGACGTGGACGGTGCTGCCGAGCATCGGGAACACGGTATTACGCATCATTGGGATGTGAAGCTTCGTCGTATTGCTGACTGGTCTCAGATTCCTGAAGCGTTGCGGCCTAGGGCGCCTGTTCCTGCTGAGGATGCCCCGGTATGGGGCGAGACGCCGGGGGTGAGTGGATGGCACGAGTTGTCTTAGTTCCTCATTTGAGCACGAAGGTTGCTGAGGAGTTTGGCCCGGCGATCACTGACCGTGAAGCGTCGAAGGTGATGGCGAGGGCGAAGGCTCTTGCTGTGACTGCGGCGATTGGCCGTAACCCGGGTCATTCCGTGGCTGACCATATTTCGTTCGGGAAGCAGTATCACGGTATTGACACGCTTGTGGTGATGTCGGTTACTGGCCGTGATGGCAGCGAGGTGGCGGCGGCTCATGAGTTCGGCGCCTACAATGTGCAGGCTCGCCGGTTCGTTCCGGGTCATCATGTGATGCAGCGGGCCGCTCGGGGGTAGGTGATGTGTTGTGCCTATTCCTGGTGCTGATTTGGATTTGTGGCCGTCTGAGCGTCCTCAGGTGGACGCGGAGAGCGTCATCATGGACATGCTGGTTGCATCGTTGGCTCCGGATGCGGAAGGCTTGGGGTGGGATGGTGAACCGGCACGTGAGGTGCCGCCGATGGTGTTCAACGAGATCGATATCGATACGGATGCTTATGCGCAGTTGACGGATGTCGTGATTTTCCATGCTGAGGCTCCTGTTCCTGCTACGACGAACATGCGTGGCCGTGTGTGGCGGGTAGACGTGGAGTTTCTGGTGGAATCCACGGATGTTGACCGGGCGTTCCGGTTGGCGTCGTTTGTGCGGCGTGCGGTGATGGCGTGGCCTCGCATGGAACCATCCAAGCATGGGCGCGTGTTGAAGATTCAGTACCCTCCGGCGTTTGCGAAGGCCGCGTCTGGTAAGCAGGCGACGGCGAAGGGTGTCAAGCAGTATTCCACCGGCAGCGCATGCGCACTGTTGGTGTCTGACATGGTGCGGCCGGAACGGCCCTCCAAGTCTCTTGTTGTGTCGGGGTTTTGGGAGCCGTTCCCGCAGCCCTGATTTTCTGGTTTTCTTTGTTGGGGCCCAATCCGGTTTTGGCCGGGTTGGGTTCCTTGTTTATGGAAGGAAGATAGCAATGGCTATCAAGGATAGTACGGTTTTCCCGGATTATGGTGCCGTGTTCTACGCGCCGGTTGGTACCGCGTTGCCTACTGGTGGGATCAAGGCGTTCACGATCATGGCTGAGACTGTTGCGGCTGGCGGTGATGGCGGCGCCCAGTGGACGAATCTTGGTCACACGTCGCAGGAGAATGGTGTCACCATTAATCTGGATGGTGGTGAAACCGAGTCGTCTGGTTCGTGGCAGGTGCATAATTTGCGGACGAAGTCGACTTCTGCGGCGTCGTTGACCGTTGAGATCACGTCGCTTCAGATGAATAAGGACACGTTCAAGCTGATTTACGGTTCGAAGTCTTCGACTGGTGCGGGCGTGGGTGCCAACTTGGACATGACGCCGAACAAGATGGCGATTGTCATCATTGCGCAGGATACGCCGGATGATGATGAGAAGAACAAGTTTGGTTTGCAGATTCGTTCGACTTCGATCAAGCCGAATGGTGGCCCTACTTTTGGTGATAATTTCGTTGAGCAGGGTATGACCGCTACTGCGGAGTCCGTGCAGGGCGAGGATGATTTCACCTTCTACCTCCCGGATGATTTCGCCGCCTGACGGTGGCCCTTTTCGGGTGTTGTCTGTCGCCGTGCGCGTGGTCTCCCCGTCCGCGCGCGGCGTCCCCTTTTCGTTGGTTATTCCATTCCATTGGCGGGGAGTTAATCGTTAGTGAAAGGACGGGGAGAATCCTATGGCTAGGACTAAGGCGAAGGTTGAGACGGATGACGTGCAAGAGCAGGAAGCGCAAGCTGGCGGCGAAGGCTTCGAGTTCCCGGAAACGTGGGAAGCGTTCTGCAAGGAGTTCGAGTGGGCGGAAAACCTGCCGGAAATGATTCCGCCACATGAGCTGCCGTTCCGCGCGGTAGCGAACCTGGAGAAGCTGTATGAGCGTTCCCGGCTCGCCTATGCAACGTTCGAGGATGAGAACCCTGCGGACGTGGTGGAGAACCTGGACGTGCGCGCTGACGTGGCGGAGGATGCCATCGGCTTCTTCCGTGACGATTGCATGGGCGATGAGGAGTTCGAGTCGTTCCTGAACGGCACGAGCGTGGACGCCGTGTTTAGCATGCTGATGATCCTGCTTCGCTATTACATGGTGCAGGTGGGAAAAAACACCGGGTCGAAGCTGTCCTCGACTCGTACCCGGTAGAAGCCGCCTCCGACTTCCAACGCTTCTATAATCTGGACGTGTTCGATTCGTCGCTTCCACCTGACCGTACGCTTCGCTTGTTGGCGGGGTTGCAGGCGATCCCGGATAGTTTGTATCGGGCTCGCATGTTGGAGGAGAACGAGGGAGAGCAGGCGGCGGACCGGCCGAGGGAGAAGAAGCCGGTGGTGTTGCCTTGGCTTGGATGGTCGTCGGACACGATGCTATTGGCTGATATGCGTAACCTGATGGATGCGGTGACGACGGCGAAGTATGGTGGCAAGCATGCGAAACCGTCTCCCGTGTATCCGCCAGGGCATAAGGAGAACACGCAGCCTGAGGGGCGTATGGGTATTCGTGATTTCGCGGCGAAGGCGATGCGACTGTCACGGCAGGCAAATTAGGGACAGAACAAACAGGGGAGGGCCGGTAGCCGGGGCGGGCTGCTGGCCCTCACATTTTTATGCGCGATAAGGGGTGCGGGTATGGCTGGTGAAGGATTCCTCGCAGGCAAGGTTATTATCGACGTTGAGCCGAATACTCGCGGTTTCGCGCGTAAGCTTCGTGAAGCGTTGGAGAAGATTGACGACGCGACGGTCGATCTGAATTTCAACGTGGATGATGCCATGGCGCAGTCGGCGTTCCGTAAGTGGGACGGTCGGAACGGGCACATGGACTTCGCTATCCGTGTGGACGACCGGCAGTTGCGTAATCTTCAGACGGCGGGGCAGAAGCTTCGGGATGACTGGGCGAAGAAGCCGGTCGAGATCAGTGCGGATACGAAGAAGGCGCGTGACGCGGCAGACGCTTGGTGGGACAAGTTCGCCAGCACTGAGAAGAGCATCACGGACCGCCACGCGAAGGAACTGAAGAATCGTGAGGCTGCCGAAGCGAAGTCACTGAAGGACCGGCAGGCGAACCTTCAGAAGTTCTACAAGAAGAACATGAAGGACTTCTTCAACGGCAAGGGCCTTAAGACTTTTGAGCGCCTTGACCTCGACAACCTTTACGGTGAGTCGATTGGCGGGGGTGAAAAGATTCACACCCAAATCAAGAAGCTCAAGGACTCTTTGCAGGAATTGTATAAGGTACAGAATCTGATTCGCGTTGCCAACGACCCCCAGAATCTTCCTACTGTCCGAGCAAACGCGGCGAAGCAGTTGGAGTCGTATAGCAAACAGCTTCGTGACTTGGATTATGTGCAGAAGTCCATTGTGGATAATGAGGCTGCGCTGGGCAAGGCGTTGGAGTCGTCTCGTGAAATCTACAAGTCTGACCCGGACCGTATGGCGAAGGTGGTGCGTGGTTTCAGTCAGGCGGATAGTGCCATTGCGAAGATGGTTGGCCGTAGCGAGGAGTCTACTGAGGCGTGGCAGGAGATGACTCGTGCCATGGGAAAAGTGGATACCAAGACGGTGGTTCGTGACTTGGGCAAGGCGACGGCTTCGGTGAAGAAGTTCGCCATGGCCGAGGACAATGCGGCCGATATTGCAACCAAGTTCAAGCGTGAAATGGCTGAACAGTCGAAGCGTATCAGCAAGGCTCGTGAAGACTACAAGCATTACGGGGATTCCATCGTCAAAGCCCACAAGTACGGGCTGGACGGCTTGGAGAAGCACAAGAAGGCCATGGCCGACATGGACAAGGTCATCTCCACGCACGAGAAGACCCTGACGAATCTACGCAAGAAGTACGCCCAGCTCGGCAAGGACAAGTACAAGATCGCCGTCGAGTTGGAAACGAAGCGTTTCGACGCGGAAATGACGCGCGTGGGCCGTGCCATGGCAAGTCTTGACGAGCGTGTCACTGTTGAGATTCGTGCCCGCGTGTATGACGATGCTGCCGACGATTTGCAGCGCCAACTGGAAGTGTTGAAGCGTCAACATGTGACCGTTCCTGTCGATGTTGAAGTGGACGTGCAGACCACGGTGGCGAAGATGCGCCAGGCGGCAGAAAGCATCCGCAAGGGCGACGAAATCGACTTCGACGTCGATATCGACATTGACGATATGAATGCTCGCCGTAAGCTTCGTGATCTTCAGAACGACTATGACGAGATGAAGATGGACGTGGATGTGGAGACGGCTCTTGCCCGTGCTCATCTTGCGTCGTTCACCAGGCCTCGTACGGTGGATATTTTTGCCCGGTTCCGTGGTACGGATATGGGGAAGATTCTTGGCGGCATGACGTATGGTGCTACTGGCTTGAAGGGTGTGGAGAACTCGTTCCAGAATCTTGTGAACTTGTTTGACACGTTGGACCGTAAGGTGCCGAAGCTTGCACTGGTTTCGACTGTGTTGTCGGATATTGGTGCCGGCGCGATCAACCTGGCAGGCACTGTCGGTGGGCTTGGTAAGAGCATCGTGAGTCTGTCGAAGGCTGCGTATGCTGCTCCGGTTGCGCTTATCGGCCTGGGCGCTGCGTATGCGAATCTTCGTATGATTATGGGCGAAGAGGGTGCCGCGTGGAAGGAGAATGTTTCTCTTGCGGGTACGGCCATGGAGAACATGGCTTCGCAGGTGCAGAAGGCGTTTTATGGGAAGGCTGCTCCGGCGATCAAGGACCTTGGTGTTCAGATTGGTGACGTGTTGGCTCCGGCCATGGTGTCGCTGGCTGAGAAGGAGGGTGTGGTCGTTGAGGGTGTGATGCGCATGGTCACGGAGTCCGGCAAGGTCGGGCAGGTGGCTCGCGTGTTCACCCATGTGAACGACAGCGTGGACGCTCTCACTCCCGGTATCAACGGTTTGGTTCGTTCCGTGTTGGATTTGGCGGATGCTGGAGGCCAGTATTTGCCGCAGTTCGCTAATTGGATTAGTCGGAATGTGACGTGGTTTGCTACGTGGGCGTCCGAGGTGCAGAAGGACACGGCGACTGTTGACACGGCGATGGCGAAGGTCAAGGAGCAGGCCGGGTATCTTGGCGAGTCGTTCTTCGCGTTGAAGGACATCATCAAGGGCGTGTTCGAACCGCTGAGCCAGAACCAGAATGGTTTGGAACGGTTCGCCGTGAACTTGCAGAAGGCCAACGAAGCCGTCCACTCAGTCAGCTTCCAGGAGACGATGCAGGCGTGGGTGCGCGGCGCCCAGGACGCCCAGCATGGCATGCGTGACGCATTCAGTGACGTTGGACAAGCTGCGAACAAGATGCGCGACGACGTCGCCAACGTGATGAAGAACCTGGGCGAGTTGACGGGCAATGTGGTCAGTGACATGTCGAGCATGCTGTCGAAGATCAGTCCGTCCATCAGCAAGTTCTCCGAAGGCGTGCGTGACGGGTTCTCTTCGATTACGAAGGCGTTGGACAGTGCGTCTCCGATGATTCGCAATCTGGTGGAGATGGCCGGCCAGTTGACCAAGACGTTCGGCAGTACGTTCTCGTCCACGTTGAAGGCTGTGGCGCCGACGATCGAGTCGATTGCGAAGGTCACGGAGCAGGTGGCGAAAGCGTTCGACTCGTTGCCGGATGCCGTCAAGGGCGCTGCCGGTATTTGGATGACATTCGGCCGTGCTGGCAAGAGCGCTTTGGATTCGCTGAAGCTCGGCATGTTGGAAAACGTGCAGAAAACCATCGAATACCAGGGCATGCTTCAGAAGCTCGGCATGAGCGCCGACACGGCCGGAATCAGCTTCGGCAGCTTGGTCAGGGCGCAGTTGCAGTTGAAGAACGGCAACATCAAGGGTGTCCTGTCCGATAATGCGTCCGGGTTGCAGAGCACGGCACAAAACGCTGCGGGTGCTGCTACCCAGTTGGCTGCGGTTGGTACTTCCGCCGGCCAATCTAAGGGCATACTAAGCCTCTTGGGTGGCGTAATGAAGTCTGCTCTGCCTACTGTGGCTTTTGGTTTGGCTCTCGGCGATTTGGCTACCGTGTTCTCCAGCTACCAGCAGCATGTGGCTAAGGCGAAGGATACGCAGGAATCGTTCAATGAGGTTTTGCGTTCCACGCCGGGCGCCCTGACTGAAGCGCCGACCACGCTGGAAGAAGTAGGTAAGGGGTTGAATAATTTCGGTGTTGCCGCTCAGAAAGCACTCGATGAGTCGCGTGATTTCTGGGACAATATCGACCCCACCAAGGCTGATTTCAGTTCGATTTCTGAGGCTTTGGACACGATTGGCGAGAGCAGCACGAACATGGCGAAGGCTTTGTCTGGTTCTCGGCAGGATGTCGCTGATTACGACAAGGTTTTGAATGATCTTGCTCAGTCCAACATAGAATTGCAGATGAGTACTGATGGCGAAGTGTCCAAGGAGTACAAGGAGCGGGCGGATGCCGCCAGGACTGCGAGTGAAGAACTGGCGAAACTGGTCAATTCCATGGAAAACGAGTTGAAGGTCAAGGCTCGTTCTGTTGGCAAGACCGATGCTTGGGTGGATAGTCTGCGAGACCAGGGGCAGAGCATTGAATCCGTGGCGGAAAGTTTGCTGACCGCTACGGAACGGACGGAACGTCTTTCTGCGGTCACGTCGAAGATGTCTTCTGTTTTGGACAAGGATAGGTCTGCGTTCACGAAGAAGACTGCGGCCGAGAAGTCGTATTACGAGTTCTTGGATAAGCAGTTGAACCCGGCGATGGATACTTTGCGTGAGAACGCGAAGAACTCGGCTGACGTGTGGAATAAGCAGGAGAAGTCGTTCAACATGACTACCGAGGCGGGCCGATATGCGTCCGACATGCTTATCGGTTTGGCTGACAATCAGAACGCCTATGTGGATGCGATGATTGCCAGTGGCGCTGAGGCGGATACGGTCGTTGCCAAGCATGGTGAGATGGCTGACCAGTTGAGGCAGGTCGCTCTTGAAGCCGGTGTCGCTGACGATCAGGCGGACGCTTTGGTGCAGACTTTGTTGGGCACTCCTGAAGAGGTCCGTACCAAGGTGAGCGTGGAAACGTTGCAGGCGAAGACAGACCTAGTGAACTTGGTGAATATGATGCAGTTCCTGTTCCCAGATGAATCCCGTGACCAGGTTCGTGAATTGACAATGAAACTGGTCATGTCCGGTGACATTACGCCGGAGGATTTGTCACGGATGATGGCTGAGGTCTCTGAGGGGACTCATGAGTTCACGATCTACACCAAGGCAGACGGCACTCAGACCGTGGTGACACAGCTGAACGATATGGACCAGTTGCTTTCCACGTTTGACGGGAAAGTATACGAGGCATATCTGAAGGCTCGCGCTGAAGGCAAGTCGGACGTGGATGCGTTGCTTCTTGCATTCAAGGACGTACCCGAGGTCAAGGACGTGATTGTCAAGGCTCAGGCAGAGGGCAAGGACCCGATTCAGGCAATCAAGGACCTCGTGGATAGCATTCCTGAAGCGAAGGATACGCGCATGCGGTTCCAGCGGTATGGGTATTCCGATCTCGAGGCTTATGTGAAGGCGCTGGAAGAGTTGCCGTCGCAGAAGAAAACCAAGGTCGAAGCCGATACGGAAGGCGCGAAAGAGAAGGTTTCCGCGTTCGTCACTGAACCTGCTGGCCCGAAGGATATTGCTATCAATGCGGACACGTCTTCTGCTGATGGCCAGTTGGTGACGTATGCGGCGGTGAATGGTCCAGCGAAGAAGGTTCCGGTTGAGGCTGTGGAGGACCCTGTGAAGGGTGTTGCTGCGGTCGTGGCTGGCATCATGGCCTTGATTATCCCCCCGAAGAAGGTGATGGTCGAGGGTAATGCTGACCAGGCGTGGAATGTGATGAACGCGGTTGCTGCGTTTGGTTCCAAGACGATTGCTACCCCGTGGGCTCGCGTACAGGGTGAGAAGACGAATGCTCAGAACGCGATCAATGCGATTAGCAAGTATGGTGCTTCGACTATTGCTAGGCCTTGGGCTCGTGTGCAAGGTGAGAATACTAATGCGAGGAACGCGATCAAAGCGATTATGGGCTTTAGTGGTAGGACCATTGCAAGGCCTTGGGCGAGGGTCCAGGGTGATTCCAGTGACGCTGATAGTGTGATTAGCGCTATTGCTCGTACTGATGGTACGACTGTTGCTACTCGCTATGTGAAGATTGTCACCACGAAGGATGGTGAGGCTCATGTGGCTACTGGCGGTCGTATCCATGGGCCTGGGTCTGGTACGTCGGATTCGATTCCTGCGATGTTGTCGAATGGTGAGCATGTGATTCGTGCTGCTGCGGTGCGTAAGTTGGATAAGACGGTTGGTCCGAATTTCCTTCATGCGTTGAATGCGACGGGTAGTGCTGAATATGCGCTTGCTCATGCTGGTGCCGCGTATTTGAACAGTGCGTCGAATCTTGCGAAGGCTGCGTATGCGACTGGTGGCCGGGTGAAGGAATGGTTCGGCGGTGATATCAAGATTGAAGTGCCTAACGCTGGTACGACTATTAACCAGACGATTAATAGCTCCACGAAGATTGTTCGTTCGGATCAGGATTTGCATTCGGCGGCTCAGATTCAACAGTCCGCGTTGCTCCGTAATGCTTCGAGGATGGCGAGGGTTTGATTATGCCTGATATTGGTTTCATTGAGCTGTCTGCGCCGGGGGTGCCCACTGTTCGTCTTGAGGGCAACAGTGGGCTTCCGGGCCAGTTGTTTTTCCTTGAAGAGGGTATTGACGGCTGGTATTCGTCGCCGGATGTGAAAACTGGGACGGTTGAGCGGGGTCAGGGTGATGGTGCGCATGATGTGCCGGATTCGTTGATTTCGTATGCGACTCGTACGGTGCAAATCAGTTTTGCGGCGTGGGGTGTGGATAGGGATGATACGCTTCGCTTGTTTGACCAGGTGCGCGTGTTCGTTCACCGTAACACTCGGGTGAGGCTGGTGGATCAGTCTCGGGATTGTTGGTGTGAGGGCATGGTGTCGTTTGAGGGTCCGGCGACGTGGGAGCGGGATTGGATGCAGGGCACATTAAACGTGGTCTGTGTGCGTCCTGAACTGTTGAGCACGGTTCCTCATTCGGGGCAGATGCTGGCGCATGGTGTTGACGGGGATGGGTCTGGCTTGTCGTATGGGCCCGGATTGTTGACGTGGTGGACTGGTGAGGCGAACAATTCGACGTCTGTGTTGGCGGAGACGCTGGCGGGTGTGACGGGGCTCCGGTATCCGTTGACATATATTCTGACGGATAACGTGGAGCGGCCCAACCAGGTCACCTTGCGCAATGATGGTTCGTCGCGTGCGTATCCGGTGTTTACAGTGAATGGGCCGATGCCGAACGGCGTGGACTTGGTGGTTGAGGGGACCGGGCTGTGGTTGCAGTGTTCCCAGCCGGTATATGGTACGCCGTTGGTGTTGGATTCGCGGTCGCGGACTGCGACTGTTGGCGGTTTGGACGTGTCACGCACGTTGTTGAAGCGTGGTTTTCCCGTGATTGAACCGGGGGATTCCATTACGGTGACGTTGCGTACGCTTGGGAACGGCTGGGTTGACGCAGTGTCTTATGACACGTGGATGTAGGAGCCTGTCGGGCTCTTTTCTGGTTCGGTGAAGGCACCCTTATGAGGGGTGCCTTCCTTGTTTTAGGAAGGCTTTTTAGTATGGCTACTACGGCTTTGGGCGTGAGCGCCACTACGGATAATGTGGGTGTCACTCCGCTTACTCATCGGCTGATTCTTGGCTCGTATTTCCAAGATACGGGCGTGATCTACGGTTTGGGCGTGACCGGCCGGTCCGATCTTTCCTATGCGGTGTCGGCGGGGTGCGCGGTCGTGCAGCGTGCCCCGTCGGATGGAATGATGCTGGCCTACTGGGAGGGCGGCGCCACGGAGAACCGAGTTTCTGCCGGCGACCCTTCCAACCCTCGTATCGACGTGGTGTGGATCAGGGCGAACAATTCGCCGGAGTATCCTGCGGACCCAGATAACCGTGTGCATGTCGGCGTGACCCAGGGGGTTCCTGCCGTGTCTCCTGTGAAACCGGCGATTCCTGCTGGCTGTACGGAGATTGGTGCCAGGCTCATGCCTGCGGGGGCCACGAGCACGCAGAGCACGACGAAGTACGAGACGGTGAATTATGCGCTGCCGTATGGTGCGAACCGTGGCAAGATCGCGGAGTCATGGCTACGGCAGGACTTCTCGTGGACAGCCGCGGCGGCTGTCATCGTGAAGATGCAGAAGGTGTCGTTTACGTTGCCGTCCGACCGTATCCTCCGGTTCGACTACAAGTGCAACTTTTCGGCTCAGGGGGCGACCAAGGATTCCATCAGTGAATGGGCAATGGCGTTCTACGTGGACGGGAAGGTCCTCGACCATTCTGCGGTGAATTTCGTGTCTCATGCGACATCGTGGACGACCCATGAAACGTCGTATACGGCGGAGATTCCTGCCGGTGAGCATACGGCGGAAGTGGGTGGTTGGTTCGGGTATGGCAGTAAGCCTAATTTCCATTACAGCGGCGGCGCCGGCACTGCTGAGGTGTGGGTGGGGCGTAGGTTTTCGATTTGGGATGCGGGGGCGGCACGGTAATGAGCTATGCGGACGGTTGGAACATTTTCCTGTATGACACGATGACCGGGTTGTTGGCGCAGCAGATTGATGTTCCGTCGTTCACGTGGAGCATGAGCGTGTCCGACGCCTCGTTTTCGACGTCGAAGGATAAGGGGTTCGGGGAGGACGAGATTGGTGGTATCGAGCTTCCGTGGGCTCAGATTCCGGGCGTGGATGCGGCTGCGCGGGCTTCCGCGTTGATGCCGTACAAGCGTGGCATCGTCCTGTTTTGGCATAGTGCCGCGGATGACCTGAATCTTCCTGGCCGGCCGATTCTGGCCGGGGCGTTGGGTGTGCGCACGTCGAGTCGTGATGACGTGAGCATGCCGTTCGTGAGCATGCTTGGCTTGTTGGAGTCACGGTTCCTGGTGCATGAGGGTGGGTTCGGGTCTGGGCCGAACAATTCCTCGAAGGGGGAGTACAAGTGGTCTAACCTGTCGTGGCGTGCGGTGGCGTGCGAGGTGATTCGGGAGTGTACGGAGGCGAAGCCGGGTGGCGCCCTGCCGATTGACCTGCCGTATTTGAATGAGAAGGGTTCTCACCAGTTGCCGGAGGTGTCGGGTGATGACCCGGACCAGGTGGATTCGTCGGAGAAGGTCACGAAGAAGGTGACCAAGCCGAACGGGTGGACCGAGACCGTGACCGAGGGCGGCAAGGTGACGGTGACGGACCATACGGAAACGGTGACGTCCAAGACGGTGAAGGTTAATGAGAAGTACACGGTGTGGTCGAACGGGAAGCGGGTGGAGAAGACCCGCCAGGTGAACAAGACGATCACGACGGGCAAGACCGTGGTCGAGGTGAAGACCGTCACCGAGGAAAAAGGTTATGTGGTGGAGAAGACGGTCACGAAAACCACCACCACGTACACGTACGACAGTAATGGTAAGCAGACGGGCAGTTCGAAGAAGACCGATGGGCCGGCGAAGACGACCGAGCAGAAGACCACGGACGTCATCTATCGCGATTTCAATGTGACGAATCATGCCGCGGCTGACATCCTGAAGACCATTGCGAACTCGTCCGGTGGTCCTGACATGCAGTTTCGCCCCTACCTTACGGAGGATGGGCAGCATGTTCGCTTCCGGTTCGTTGCCGGCAGCGATGGTGACCAGTACCTGTATCAGGATCGTCGTTTGAGCCTGGCGTCTACTCCGGCGGAGGGTGCCACGTTGGAGAACATGACCGTGGATAGGGCTGCGCCGATTGAGCGTGTCTACGCGGTGGGTGCGGGCACGGGGTCCGGCACGTTGTGTTATCTGGCACAAGATTTGAGTTTGGTGAACCGTGCGGATGGGTGGCCCCTGGTGGAGGCCACTCTGTCGGATTCGAAGGCCGAGGAAATCGGCAGCCTCAAGTCATTGGCGGTGGCGTCACTGAATGCGAACAACAGGCCGCTGATGCAGATCAAGGGTGAGGTGAACGCTTTCGACCATGATGCGTCTGGGTTGCCGTTGCATCCTTTTGGTTCGTTCTGGCCGGGGGAGATGTTCGACTTGCACGTGGACGGGTTCCCGGACCTGCCGGATGGGACCTATCCGGTACGGCTCATGCAGATGAGCGGGGATGAGACGGGCAAGGCGACCCTCGTGTTCGACATCATGGAAGACCCCGTAGTCTAGGAGGGGACTGTATGGCTATTCATGAAGAGCTCCGCCCGGATGCGGCGGCGTTGCCGTATCTGGCGGCTCGTAGTGCTCTTAATCGTGGTTTGGATAACAGTGCGCGTACCGCGGGTACGATCGTGGTTCCGAACGGCGACGGCGTGACGGAGACGATTCTTGGTGTCGGTGCTGGCGTGAACGGTGTCGCCCAGTGGGTAGGGGACACGACACCGCCAGGCCGTCCGGTCGGTTTGGACGTGACCTCTCACTTGTCCACTGCTCTCATTCGGTGGGACGGTGAACTTGAGGGCGGTATCCCCGATGATTTCCTCAAGGTCGTCGTGTACGCGAAGGAAACCGGTAACGCTCAAGCGGAAACCATCGAAGTGGGCGCGTTGCGTGGCCCCGGCGAGGTGAACACTGGCGTGTTCGACGCTGGCACGGTCATGGACGTGTGGGCTGTCGCATACGATGACGCCCACGACCAGTATGGCAACTCGACGCCGAACGCTTCTGCCGAGTCCGTGCATGTGAACGTGGAAATTTTGGCCATTGTGTCTCAGCAGGAGTTTGACGATGCTGCCGAGAACATTCTCGCGGCCGCGGCTGCGGATGCTGAGAAGCAGGTGGAAAAGGTCAACGGGGCCATTACGGATGCCGTGGACAAGATTCAGGCGAACACAGACGGCATCGAAGAAGAGAAACGGCTTCGAGAGGAGGCTGACCAGAAGCTCCAGGAGGACGCGGACAGGATTAAGGCCGAATCTGACCGTATTTCCGGTAATGTGGACGCAATGGCCACGGACGTGGATAGTGTGAAGGCTGACCTGTTGGAGCAGGCTGTCCGTGTGACCACGGTCGAGCAGGATGCGAAGAGCGCGAAGGAAACCGCGAGCAGTGCGAAGAGTACCGCCGAGGGTGCGAAGAGCACGGCGGACAATGCGGCCACGTTGGCGTCGAAGGCCCAGGCGGATGCTGCCGCCGCGAAGGCCGACACGGTCGTTTCGAGCGTGATCGAGTATGCGGTCGGTGGTGCGGTATCTGCGCCGACGACTGGTTGGTCGTCTCAGGATACGACGCGTCCGGCTGGTGCGACGGTGTGGATGCGTACGAAGATCACGAAGGGTGACGGCACGGTCGTCTATTCGGCGGCTGCTCCCGTGACGGGCAATACCGGACCTGCCGGGGCGATCGGCCCGCAAGGCCCTGACGGTGCCACTGGTCCGCAAGGCCCGCAGGGCGAGCCCGGCAAGGATGGTGCTGCGGGGCCGCAGGGTCCGGCCGGCGTGAACGGTGCTGCCGGCGTGTCCATCACGGCGGTGACGACGTTCTACAATCTGGCCCTGGCGCAACCAGCTCAGCCATCGAACAAGGCTCCCGGCGGCTCCTGGGCATTGTCCGAGCCGGCGTATGACCGTAACAAGACGTTGTACACGGCGATGCGCGTGGACTACTCGGATGGGTCGTGGAGTTGGACGCCGGTGCAGGTGTCCTCGAGCTATGCGGCGGCTCAGGCGGCTGAAACGTCGGCTCGGGACTCCCAGCAGGCGGCGACGAACGCGAACACGGCGGCCCAGACGGCGCAGAGCAATGCGCAGGCGTCGGCCCAGTCGGCCGCACAGTCCGCGTCGAGCGCTGCCGCGTCCGCTGCCGACTCGGCGGCTGCGAAGAAGGATGCCGCTGCCGCGAAGACGGACGCGGCGGCTGCGAAGAGCACGGCGAACGGTGCCTCAGCGTTGGCCACCCAGTCAGCTGCCACGGCCACGGCCGCCCAGCAGGCGGCCACGTCGGCGCAGACTGCGGCGAACATCCTCATGCAAACCTCGGCGGAGCTTCAACCTAACCCGGGTTTCGAGCATGGCAAGGACTACTGGACCACGAACGTCTCCGGGTTTAATTTCGTGCAACTGTCCCGCGAATACAGCCATTCCGGCGAGTATAGGGCCCAGTTCACGGCAGAGGCCGGCGTGAAGGAAATCGTGTCAACTCATGCGGTGCAGGCCACCGTTGGGCAACGCTACCGCATGAGCTGCTGGTACAAGCTGACCGATGTTGGTACGGCTACGGCGGGCGGCCCACGACTCCAGTATTCGTCTGACGGGAAAACGTGGGCGGACGTGCCGAACTGTCCCGGCGTGGCGTTGACTCCGGGCGATGATTGGCGTACCACGTCGGTGGACGTGGTAGCAACCGAAAGCATGAAGTGGCTTCGCTGCCGGTTCGCGTTCAACCAGCCGGTCGGCGCCTACCTGGACGACTTCAGCCTCAAGGACATTACGCTCGCGTACGAGGCGCAAACGTTGGCTGACACGGCGAACAAGACCGCGACGAAAGCGGTCACGGCTGCGGCGAACGCCGACGCGAAAGCGGTAGCCGCCGACCAGAAAGCCATCAGCGCTCAGAAAAGCGCGGACGATGCCGGCGATGTCGCAGATTTGGCGTTCACCACCGCCGACTCGAAAAACCGTGTGTTCATGCAGGCGACCGACCCGCGCGAGGGAACGGACGCGAACGGGGACTCGTTGGCGGACAAGATACGCCCAGGAGACTTGTGGTGGAAGACCTCCACCCTGCTGGAAACTTACTGGGAAGGCGAACCCAACAACTCCATCTCGGTGCTGGTGGACCATTCCGACGAGATCGAGGAAATGAAAATCTGGAACGGTGCCGCATGGGCCAAGCATGTCCTGTATGCGCAGGACATTCTCGCCAACGGTTCTATCAGCGCCGACCTCATGAGCGCTGACGTGTTCAATGGCCGCACGTTCATCGGCGGCACCTACAAGACCACGAACGGCAATCTCATCATGAACGATGCCGGACTGGCCTTGTTCGACTCTTCGGGCAACCGAACCGTGAGTATGCTGGCAGACACTGGCGACGTGGTTCTACGCAATCTGCACATGTACGGCGGTGTCCAGGATGCGCCCACAATCAACGCGGGCAGTATCGTCGGCGCCGACTACAAGCTTGCCGTAGACGGGGTTACGTTCGCACAGATGAACGCTTCCGGCGTCTACTTCGGAGACCACGCCGAAAAGGACAAGAAGGCGTTCGCGCTGGCCAAGGACGACAAGGACCAGTGGGTGTTGTCGATTCGTGGTGCCATCCAGTCCGACAGTGACATCAGCGGCGGCACTGTTACGGGCGCGACGGTGCAGACCACGGCAGACAAGAACCGCGGTTTGAAGATGACCACCGGCGGCCTGGTCGCCTACAGTGCGAAGAACCAGCCTACATTCACGCTGATTGCTGACACGGGCGACATCCTCATGGACGGCAGCCTTGCCTCCAACGTGACGATTAAATCGGCACGCGTGGAGGCCGGTGAGATCGTGGGTGCTACGTTCGCCACTTCTTCGGATGCGGACAATCGCGTCAGCTTGGATTCGACCGGGTTGCACGTGGTTCGTGACGGGCAGACGCTGATTGATTTCAATCTCACGTCCGGTGTGGACGTGGGCGAGTCAGGGTTGGCGACTTCTTCCGAGTTGACAGCAACACAATCGGATTTGACGTTCGCTATCAACACGGTACGCGACGAGGCTGCTGACGATGTGCAGGCGGTCGAGGATGCGCTGAACACGGACATTCTGGAGCGTCAGACCTACATGCGGTTCTCGAACGTGGACAATAATCCGCTGCTGGAACTGGGTGCGACGGATTCCGAGTACCGGGTGCAGTTGAGCAACACGAAACTGAGTTTCATGGCCGGTAACACGGAGGCCGCGTATGTGGCGAATGATGGCATGAACATTGCAAATGCGACGATCCTGTCCACGCTGACGATTGGTAATTTCGCGTGGGTGCCCCGTGAGAACGGACACCTGTCGTTGCAGTACATGGGAGGTGCGGCCTGATGGTGGACGTGTATGGCAACGCGGTCGGCAATTGGCGTGCGAAACTCTACGCGGCCGTGAAAGCGAGTGACGGTTATTCGTATACGCTGGTTGCAACCACGAGCATCCAGTCGATTAACGGCTACTGGTACTCGGGGCTGAACGTGACGGGTACGGCCACCGTGAACGGTCAGTCTGCGTCGGTGACGCGTACCGGGGTGTCGCTCTCGCAGAACGCGACGGTGGGCCTGGTCACCAAGGAGCTGAGAATCAGCCGCACCCATTCGCCGCAGACGGTTACGCTGCGCGGCGTGGCCGCCGTGTCCGGCTACGCGGCAGGCACGAGCACTGCCTCGACTACGATCACCATTCCCGCCCTGGCGGCCCACACGGTCAAATACAACGCCAACGGCGGGTCCGGGGCTCCCGGCAATCAGACGAAATGGTACGGTACGGCGCTCACTCTGTCCACGGTGCGACCCACCCGGGTGGGCTATGCGTTCCAGGGATGGGCGACGAGCGCGTCGGGTGCGGTCGCCTACCAGCCGGGAGGAAGGTATGGTGCTGACCAGAACGTCACGTTGTATGCGGTGTGGAAGCGTAACGCTGCCGCGCCCACCATCAGTTCGTTTACGGCGCAGCGTTGCACGGCCGACGGCACGCCGGACGATGAGGGCACCTGGGTGAAACTGTCATGCGCGTGGCGCGTGGACACGACGAACGATGCGTCGAACGCATTCCAGTCGATGGTGTTCGCGTGGCAAAACCAAGGCAACAAGAACCAGTACGAGGACCTGACTGCATCGGTTTCCACGTCGGATGGTGTGTCAACGAGCATCGTCGGTCCTTACTCGGCTGACGTAAAATGTTCCTTCCGGGCCACATTGAAGGACAAGTACGCGACCGCGACCGCGCTCACATCGGTTGCTCCCGCACAGTACGTGTTCGACATTTCCGCGGACGGCAGGGGCATCGGTATCGGCATGGCCGCCCCCGAGGACGGCGTGAACATCTACGGCAGCACGGTGAAGATCAACAATCAGCCCATGCCGCTGATTTTCAAAGGCTCCATTACGGTCAGCCCTACCGGCTCCTCGACTCGCCACACCCTGTTTTCGGAAGCGCAATGGGCGGAAATCACGTCGAACAAGATCAACGACGGCCACGCGGTCGTCATCGTTTCCAACGGTGACGTGGACGCGCGCAACATCAGCCTGACCGGCACCGGTTTTTCCGAGAAGGACAAACGCTGGTACGTGTACTGTTCCGAAGCGGTGTCGGCTATTTTCCGTGTCAATTACATGATTTTCATCTAACCTGAAAGGGGACTCCTCGCATGATGAAGGAAACACCGCCAATCGACGTGAATGTGGTCGTGGACGACCTGTGCGCGCAAATCGCCCGTCTCACGAAGGAGAACGCCGTGTTGCGCGCCCAACTGACCGCGGTCAAGGCTCAGAGGGAGGTGGTGGCGCATGGGCAAGGCGACGAATCTGGTAACGAATCCGAAACCGATTAGCGTTTCGGCGTGGAACACTGCCGGTCGGGACAGTGACATTGAACTGCGCATGACCGCCGATGGCACCGCCGTGTACGCGAAGAACCTCACGGGCGTGTCAGACGCGTATGTGCGTACCGTGGTGCACGGTCTGAAAGCGGGCAGCTACGTGTTCGCCGTGAACATCAGGGTCGCCCAGTCGGCTCCGGCCAAGAGCCTGAGGGTCGTGCAAGCATCCCCCCTGTCCGAAATCGCCTACTGCCCGTTCGCGTTGGGATTCAACAAGGTCGAATTCACGTTGGGCTCCACGAACAGTGTCGAACTGCGTGTCAATATCGCGCCGACCGGCAACGACGCACTGAATTTCAACCATGTCGGCCTGTACACGTTGTCGGATTGGGAAAACATGCAGGCGATGAGCACCCCGGTGCAGTGGTTCAGCGGCGACAGCATCGAACGGGGGGCTCCCGCTTAGCATTCCGCGTCCACACGTGGGTGGCTGCCGCGTTCTGGTGGTGGTCGCATGATCGAAGTGCGCAACCTGTATCCGGCACCCGCCTGCTCGCCTCCCGCACGCACGTGGTCAAGCAACGCGACGCTGACCACGGATGCGGACGGACACACCATGGTCACGCCGACGGACGCGACGGCATTGCACTATTTCTATTCACCGTTCCTGTGGTCGCAGACGGACCGGTTCGGCCGTTACGTGTGCTACGTGCTGCGATTGGACGACTCGGCCAACGTGCCGAAAATCTCGATCGCGTCCACGGAGAACCTGACGCGCGGCATGGTGGACGGGCATGTGTGCTGGATAGCGGGCCGCATGACCCGTGCGGGGTCGAGCGTGCACGAAATGAACATCCAATGCGCGCATGTTCCCCGCGTCACCGTGCTCGGCTGCGGCTACTACGAGGCGGACGACTGGGCACGGCTCCAGACGCTCATGGCGCAGGGACGCCTCACCATCCCATGGTTCGGAGCCGCGCAGGACGCGACCGAGCATCAGCCGGGCGACGTGATACTCATGCCATGACCCTTCTGGGGGTGGTGGCATGAGCGCGCAGATCATGAACCGTTGCGGACAGCAGCGTCTACTCGGCCAACCGGTATACAGGTGGGCGACCACGGTGGAACTGTTGGACGGCGGTGGTTGGCGCTGCACCCCGTCGCAGGAGTACAACGGTGTGCGCCGCGGCACCGTGTCACCGTGGCGTGGGACGCGCCACGTGGGCGACATCGGTGTTGTAACTATTTTCTGATTCTATCATGTTCTGACCTATTTATGGTATACTGGGTACCATGAAATTATCCCAGTATGCGCGCAATGAGGGTATCACCTACAAGGGTGCGTACCTGCGGTGGAAGAAGGGGCGTATTCCCGGCGCATACTTGGACGGGACGGGGCACGTGGTCGTGCCGGACCCGAAGGTCGAGAACCTGAGGAACGCGGCCGTGTATGCGCGCGTGTCCACGAACCGGCAGAAAGAGGACTTGGAGCGTCAGGCCGAGCGCATGGCCGCATTCGCCAATGCCGCCGGGTACCGGGTCGTCAAGGTCGTCAAGGAAGTCGGTTCCGGCGTCAACGACCATAGGGTCAAGCTCACGCGCCTGCTGGAATCCGACGAATGGGGCACCTTGGTCGTGGAACACAAGGACCGGTTGACCCGTGTCGGGTTCGAATGGTTCGCGTCCTG